ACTACGATCATATGTTTAATCTTGTAAGAATGCTTGGAGACATAAGTTCTCGGCATTTGAACGTAGATATTCAGCCAATCAAGCATCTTTTGTCGTCTGTAAAGGGAATGAACTTTCATAAGACGCTTCGATCGTCTAATTGGGTGTGTGATTATAATCCTTGGGGCACTGTAACAGGTCGTTTATCAACAAAGTCTAACTCTTTCCCGATTCTTACAATGGGCAAAGAATTTCGTCCTTGTATTAAGCCTACAAATGATTGGTTGTTTGAGTTAGACTTCAATGCTGCTGAACTTCGTGTTCTTTTGGCTCTCTCGGGAAAAGAGCAGCCTCAAAACGATATTCACGACTTCAACGTTGAAAGAGTCTTTAATAATATGCTCACTCGTGATGAAGCCAAAACAAAAACGTTTGCTTGGCTTTATTCTGCGAGTAAAAACACAGAGTTAGAGAAACTATACAACAAAGAATCAGTGCGAGATAAGTATTGGGATGGATGTAATATTAAGACTGATTATGGTAGAATAATGAAGAATGTTGATGATCATCGTGCCTTAAACTACATCGTTCAAAGCACTACGATCGATATGGTCCATGAACAAGCATATAAGATCTTCAAGTTCTTGGAGAATAAGAAAAGCAACATAATGTGTCTTATTCACGACGCAGTTTACATTGATTTAGCCGAAGAAGATAAGTTCGAAATAATAAAAATGCTTGACTTGTTCAGGCAAACGCGGTATGGTTGTTTCACGGTGAACGTCTCCGCAGGAAAAAACCTTGGAGAAATGAAGGAACTAAAATTATGATCATACACCACCAAAAACTAGTGAGAGATCAAATACCAGAGGTTATTAAGGAATCTGGTAAAGAGTTTTCAATTCATCGGTGTAATAAAGAAGAGTTGATTTCATTTGCTAAAAAGAAGCTTTTAGAAGAAGCACAAGAGTTTGTAGAGGATCCTTGCGCCGAAGAAGCCGGAGATATCTTGGAGATTCTGTTTTTCCTCACAGATACACTGAATATTAGAAAGCAAGAAATCGCCGCACATCGCATTTCGAAGTTTGCTCGCAATGGCGGCTTTGATAAGGGAATCATCTTGGAGTGGGTTAAAGAATGATTGTTGTTGGTTTAGGAAAAGCAGGCTGTAATATTGCGAAGGCTTTCTCAAAGTTTCCTCAATATGAGACACACTCCATTGATACAACCGAAGACGCTGAGATTACAATCTTAGAATGTAAGTCTCACGAAGAGTATGATGAAAAGTTCCCGGCTTTAAACTTAAACATTCAAAATGAAGATGTGCTTGCTATTATCGCCGGTTCTGGTAAGATCTCTGGCGGGTCATTACGGTTGTTAGAGCAACTACAAAACAACAAAATCACAGTTCTTTACATTGAGGGCGATCTAACGATAATGTCCGATACACAAAAGAAACAAGAGAGAATCGTTAGTTCAGTTTTACAAGAATATGCTAGATCTGGCGCCATAGAGCAAATCATTATGGTAAACAATGCTTATATTGAACGAAGCATTGGAGATATGTCTATCATAGGGTATTACGACACTTTAAATCAGGCAATAGTAAACATTATTCATATGATGAATGTATTCAAGCACTCAGAGCCTGTAATCGGCAACTTTATCACTCCGTCAGAACTGTCTCGGATCTGCACGATCGGCGCAGTTACATTAGAGGGAGACGATTACACTGAATACGAAGAAAAATGGTTTTACCCCTTGACTTATACGAAGGACGTGGTATACTATTATGGTATTGGAGATGACGACCTGAAAAACGACGGGACGCTCTTCAGAAAGATTAACAACTTTGTTAAATCACGCCTTGACACGGGAGCAAATGTGTCGTATGGTGTGTTTAGAACGAGCTACGAACAAAAATATTGTTATTGCATTCGGTATGCGTCTGTGGTACAATACATTGACGAACTTCTAGGCGATCAGGATATTAGCTGATCGTACTTTAACCCACGAAAGGAAATAAAAATGGGTATTAATTTAGATAAAATGCGAGCAAAGCTGGCAGCCTTACGAGGTGAGGGAAAAGGTGGAGATTCTGTTTTCTGGCGACCGGAGGATGGTGATCAAGACATTCGCATTGTTCCTACTGCTGATGGAGATCCCTTTAAGGAGATGTGGTTCCACTACAATGTTGAGAAGGGCGGCTTCCTTTGCCCGAAGCGTAACTTTGGTGATGACTGTCCTGTATGTGACTTCGCTTCACAGCTTTGGCGTGAAGGCGTAAACAACAACGATGACCAATCCAAGAAGATGGCGAAGTCTCTCTTTGTCCGTCAGCGCTTCTTCTCACCAGTAATGGTTCGTGGTCAGGAAGACCAGGGCATCCGCATCTGGGGATATGGTAAGACTGCTTACGAGAACCTTCTTTCACTTGTGCTTAATCCTGAGTATGGTGATATTACCGACACTGAGGCAGGCACCGACCTAACTCTAACTTACGGTAAGCCCCCGGGAGCACAGTTCCCGCAGACAAAGTTGGTTCCCCGCCGACGTTCATCCGCTCTCTGCGAGGATCTAACTCCGGATAAGTGCGCTGACCTTCTGGACAACATTCCAGACTTCGGCGGTCTCTTTGAGCGTAAGACGACTGATGATGTTCAGTCAGTACTTGATAACTTTGTTAACGCACAAGTTGAGGATCCCGAGGCTATTAGCAGCGAGACCACAAAGTATGGTAACAAGACAAACGACTCCGAGGTCAACGCAGTCGAAGCCGCGTTCAAGGAACTCGGTTCTCTATAACAAATATCCCACAGGGAGGCACAGGGTTACAGGTGCCTCATTATAGAAAGGAAGAGTTATGACTACTACTACGAATCGACTTGAACAGTTGATTACGCTTCTTGAGGAAGCCCGTGATGATCACGAAAAGTTCTTTAGTGCTGGAAACAACGCTGCTGGAACCCGTGTTCGCAAGGTAATGCAAGAGGTAAAGGTTCTCGCTCAGGAACTTCGTCTTGAAGTTCAAGAGACTAAGAACGCCAGCAGGTAAGCTCTACCAACCGCAGGGAGGCACGGGTTACAGGTGCCTCATTTTTTCACTAAAAAGGGAGTTTAAAATGAGTAATTTTTCAGAAATGTCTTCGAAGATCGGAGACGACAGTCACATTGACTATGATCACGAGATTTGGCAGCTAGCCATAACTAATGGAATTGATGAAGAGCTAATAGACTTTGTGTCAAAGTGCTTTATTGAGTCTGGAACGGAGGAGAACTAAAAATGAGTGATTTTATTAACAAGCTCCGCGAGCTTAACGTTTCAGAGGATACGTTCCTAACCCTATCATACACCGAGGGAAATGATGTATGGCATATTAACGACGGTTACGTCAATGATTCAGTTTATGAGACTGAGACAGCAGGATACCTAGGTAATCTTCTGGCTTCTAATATTCCAGTGTATTCTCAGTACGGTGATACAAGTGAGGGAAATGATCTTCTAAACGCAATGCGCGCCGATGGAGAGCTTGACGCGTATGAGCGAGGAGATGAGTATTTTAATGAGTTCCTAACTGAGAGGCTTCAGGTAACCATTCATGAGGGTGAGTATTCACTAGAGTATTCAACCGAGCAGTATGACTACAAGCGTGGTCGCTGTGATATTTCTACATCTGTCCGCGTTCGTGCCGGTGATCTTTATACCGCACAAGCAGCGACTAATGGACGATTCGCAACATTTGATGCTGATACTTTCGTTGCTGGTTTTGATGTTTCAGTTGAAACCGACAACGGCACACTAACTCTAAACTAGAAAGGATAAGAATATGTTTAAAAACCTAAATAAGATGATACTTTTTGTATTTTTGATTTGCTTTATGGGTCTCGCTACTGTATTATTCAGTGGCTGTCCTTCTGAGGCTGATGACGATGATTCGTCAGTAGCTGATGATGATGACTCTGGTGATGACGACGACTCCTCTGATGATGATGATTCCTCTGATGACGATGATTCGGCAGACGACGACGACAGCGCGGAGTAAATGATGCTGACGGTGATGGCTCTAATATTGATGTTTATTTATATGTTGGAGCTTCACCGTCAGATTACTCAAATAAGCGACCAAGTAACTCAACTACATCGCGATTTCATAGAAGATACAAATATAAGATACGGAGAGAAGATAGATGGCGAAAAGTAAATCAAAGGCGGGTAAGATCTCAATTGACGGTCTACGTTCTTTAATCAATAAGACTTCGGGCGTGGAAGTCGCTCATAACCTAAGAGAGGCAAACCCAACAGAAGTTAAAGAGTGGATTCCCACTGGCTCACGCTGGCTAGATTCTATTATATGTCGGGGCAGACTTGCTGGTATTCCAGTAGGCAAGATTTCCGAGATTGCTGGATTAGAAGCAACAGGCAAGTCTTTTATGGCTGCGCAGATTGCTGCTTCTGCCCAAAAGATGGGAATGGTGGTTGTTTATCTGGACTCAGAGTCAGCCATTGATCCAGAGTTCTTAGAGCGAGCAGGATGTAACTTGGAGGATCTGATTTATGTTCAAACTCAATCAGTAGAGCATGTTCTTGAAACTGTTGAAAACATCTTGAATACTGGAACCGAAAGAGTTCTTTTCATCTGGGATTCTTTGGCTTTAACACCAACTATTTCAGATGTTGAAGGAGACTTTAATCCACAGTCATCAATGGCGATGAAGGCTAGGATTCTATCAAAGGGAATGTCTAAACTTACAATCCCGATTGCGAATACTAGATCAGCATTCTTGGTTCTAAACCAGTTAAAGGTTAATATCCCATCTGGTCCAAATGCGCGCATTATCGCTATGACTACTCCGTATGTTACTCCTGGCGGTAAGGCAATGCATTATGCTTACTCACTGCGAATCTGGCTAACCGGACGAAAGGCAAAGTCTTCTTTCATTGAGGACGAAAGCGGCTTCCGTATTGGCTCAGAGGTAAAGGTAAAGTTGGAGAAGTCACGATTTGGAACACAAGGCCGAAACTGTGCTTTTAAGATTCTCTGGGGCACCAATGAAGTAGGAGTTCAAGATGAAGAGAGTTGGTTAGAAGCAATCAAGGGATCAGACAATCTAAGAACTGCTGGCGCTTGGTATACGCTCTTCTATGCTGACGGTAAAGAAGAGAAGTTTCAAAGGGCTCACTGGACTGAAAAGTTACAGAACGAAAACTTTAGAAACCGAGTGTTTGAGATTATGGATGAGGAAATCATCGGCAAGTTTGACAAAAGGGAGGGATCCGCTGAGGACTTTTACGACGTAGACAAAGAGTAGAATCTTAAACGGTTCTTGACAAACAGGCGGCTATGGGGTATTATAACTCCATAGCCGCTTCATATATAGGAGATTACAGATGAAGAGAGTAATGATTGTTGATGCCCTGAATGCTTATTTCAGGGCTTTTATTGTAAACCCAAGCATTTCCATCCACGGACAACCGATTGGAGGACTCAAGGGTTTCTTGGGCATCCTACAGAAGCTTTGCCGCGATATTAAACCAGATAGTATTGTGATTATCTGGGATGGCCCCGGAGGCTCACGCAAGCGCCGCGAACAAAACAAGAACTATAAAGCAGGAAGAAAGCCTATTCGGGTTAATCGTCCAAACAACCTTTCTCCAGAGCAGCAGCAGGAGAATATGGTATGGCAGCAGGTTCGCTTGCTTGAATACTTAAATGAACTACCAGTGATCCAGTTTCGTTTCGATGAGATCGAAGCCGACGATGTTATCTCCTATGTAAGCCGTATGTCCCATTATGATGGATGGCAGAAGGTTATTGTTTCTAATGATAAGGACTTCATTCAACTTTGTGACGATGAAACAGTCTTGTTTCGACCAACTCAAAAGGTAGTTCATAACAAGATGAATGTTGTAGAACAGTTTGATATTCACCCTCGTAACTTTGCTATTGCTCGCGCTATTGCCGGGGATCCATCCGACAATCTTGATGGAGTTCCAAGAGCAGGATTGAAATCTATCGCAAAAAAGCTTAATTTTTTGAGGGAGGATAAAGACGTAACATTACACGAACTTTTTGATTTTTGCGAAAATATTGACTCCAAAGCAAAGTTTTTTACGAACATTTTAAGTCACAAGGATGTAGTTATTAGTAACTATAAACTTATGCAACTGTATGCGCCCGCTATTTCGTTGCAAAGCCAAGAAAAGGTTCATTATACCCTAAACAACTTTGAGCACGACTACAATAAGACCGAGATTCTTCGAATGATGAATCAGGACGGTTTTGGTGTTTTTAACTGGGAGGATTTACACGCAACTATGAATAGAATTTGTATTGACAAAGCTTTGGTGAAGGAGTAAGATGTGGCTATGACTCAAACGATTATTGGAAAGCCTGAGAACTCTAGTTTCTCAAAGTATGGAAAGTCCTTTCAAGAAAAGCTTTGTATGGTGATACTAGATGACCGTGCTTTTGCGGATCAGATAGAAGAAGTGCTAGATATTAACTTTTTAGAGTTGAACTATCTTAAGTTATTCTTAAACAAAGTATTGTCTTACCGCGTAAAGTATGGAGTGCATCCCTCACGCGACATTATGAAGACTATTCTTCGTTCTGACTTGGACAATGAAAATGAACTTACTGCAAAGCAAGTAAGAGAGTTTTATGTTCGCTCACAAATCACAGATCTAACGGATATTGATTATATCAAGGATACATCGCTAGATTTCTGTAAAAAGCAGAATCTTAAGTCTGCGATGGTTAAGTCTATTGGCTTGTTGCAGTCATCATCATTTGATGAGATTTCAAAGGTGATAAATGACTCACTTAAGCTTGGAATGGACAATGAAGAAGGATATGATTGGAAGAGAGACTTTGAAGAAAGGTTCAAGCCAAAGTTTAGAAACCCGATTTCTAGCGGATGGCCTCTGATTGATAATATCAGCAAGGGTGGATTAGGACAAAAGGAACTTGGGGTGGTTATTGCTCCAACTGGTGCTGGAAAGTCAATGGCTTTGGTTCACTTGGGAACAGAAGCCCTTCGTGCTGGTAAAACAGTAGTTCATTACACCCTAGAACTTCAAGATACAGTGGTAGCATCACGTTATGACTCCTGTCTTACTAAGATTCCGCTAGGAAGCCTTACATCCTTTAAAGAGAAGATTTATGAAGAGGTTCAGGACATTGAAGGCAGACTGATTGTAAAGGAATATCCAACAAAGTCAGCCAGCACGCAAACAATCCGAAATCACTTGGAAAAGTTGCGAATGCGCAATATTGAAATCGATATGATTATCATTGATTATGGTGATCTATTACGTCCAGTTAGATACCAGAAAGAAAAGAGAAACGAACTAGAATCCATCTACGAAGAGTTGCGTGGTCTTGCGTCTGAATACGAAGCACCCGTTTGGACTGCTTCACAAACAAACAGATCCGGCTTAAACGCAGAAGTCATTACAATGGAATCTATTTCAGAAGCGTTCAGTAAATGCTTTGTCGCTGATTTTATCTTTAGTATTTCACGAACTGTGGATGATAAGGTCGCCAACACTGGTCGCCTCTTTATAGCAAAGAATCGTAATGGTCCCGATGGGATTGTCTTTCCATTATTTATGGATACAAGCACAGTCAGTATTAAGGTACTGGAACAAAGCGAGGAAGATGAGAATGTAGAAGTGAATGCTACAAAGTATAAGCAGACACTTGCCGAGAAATACAAGAACTTTAAGAAAAACAAAAAGGAATAATAAAAATGTACAATGAGGAACAAGTAAAAGAAGCAACACTAGCTTATTTTAACGGTGACGAACTAGCCACAAATGTCTTTATGACAAAGTATTGTTTAAGAGACAAGAAAGGCAACTATGTTGAGAAAACACCTGATGATATGCATAGACGCCTTGCGGCAGAGTTTGCTCGTATGGAAGATAAGTTTGGGGATACAGGCCCCACTGAAAGCGAGATCTATTCTTTCTTAAAAGACTTCAAATACATTGTTCCTCAAGGTTCTCCTATGATGGGCGTGGGAAATGATTATGTTAATGTTTCGCTCTCTAACTGCGTGGTTGTCGACAATCCTCAGGACTCTGTTTCTTCTATTATGGATGCCGGTAAAGATATTGCTAATCTATTTAAGCGTCGTTGTGGGGTTGGTCTGGATATTTCTGATTTACGTCCCGAAGGCGCTCCCGTTAACAACTCTGCTCGCACTACAACTGGTGCTTGGTCTTTTGCTGACTTTTATTCTTACGTTTGTCGTATGATCGGACAGAATGGTCGTCGGGGTGCTCTAATGCTTTCAATGGATATCCGCCACCCGGATATTCAAAAGTTTGTTAGAATGAAGCATGATCTTACAAAGGTTACAGGAGCCAATGTATCGGTTAAGATAAGCGACAGTTTTATGGAAGCAGTTGAGAAAGGAGAGCAATTTACGTTACAGTTCCCGGTTGATGCTGAAACTCCAACACATATAAGCGAAGTTAGTGCTGTTGAACTTTGGAATGAGATTGTAGAGTCTGCTACAAAGACAGCAGAGCCTGGACTTCTTATGTGGGACAACATTACAAAGAACCTTCCAGCACATTCTTACCCACAGTTCCAAACAAAAACAACAAACCCTTGTGGGGAGATTCCTCTTTCTGCTTATGATTCTTGTCGTTTGATTTCTTTAAACCTCAAGCATCTCGTTACAAATGCCTTTACAGACAAAGCAGCATTTGACTTTAATAAGTTAAAGCAGATTGTTGCTGTTGGTATGCGACTTTCTGACGATCTTGTAGAGTTAGAGTTGGAGAAGTTACAGAACATCCGGAATGTAGCAGATTCGGAAGATGAAAAGGTTTTATGGACAAAGTTATACGATGCCGCCGCCAATGGTCGCCGCACAGGCTTGGGGACACACGGTCTTGCTGATGCTGTTGCTAGAATGAACTTGTCGTATGACTCTGATGAGGCTGTAACCTTGATTGAGCAGATATATGAGATTGTTAGAGATACGGCTTACACGGAAAGTTGTTATCTTGCGCAAGAGCGTGGAGCATTCCCAGCATTTAACTGGGAGACAGAAAGCAACAACGCTTACATTCAGCGTCTTCCACAAGAGATACAAGCTTTGATCCAGACGACTGGACGACGTAATATTTCTATTCTTACAAATGCGCCAACTGGCTCTGTTTCTATTATGTCGCAGACTTCATCTGGTTTGGAGCCTGTATTCAAGAACTTTTACATTCGTCGTCGTAAGTTGTCTCATAATGAGTTGGGTGTTGAGCCAGATTTCGTTGATGATCTGGGAGATCGTTGGTTGGAGTATAAGGTATTCCATCACAATGTTCGCGAATATCTCAATCTAATGAAAACAGAGGATATTCCAAGCTTCTTTGTAGAATCTGATTCTATTGATTGGTCACAGCGAGTCGTTATTCAAGCCGCGATTCAAAAGTCTATTGATCACAGCATTAGTTCTACTATCAATCTTCCAAAGGGCACATCCCCGGAGGTTGTTGGAAAACTATACCAGCAAGGTTGGAAGATGGGCTTAAAAGGTATTACTGTATATGTTGATGGGTCCCGAACAGGAGTTCTATTAACCGAGTCAGAAAAAGAAGAGAAAGAAGCATTTCCGCAGTATTCCGCACCTAGACGCCCAGAAGAACTGGAATGCGATATTCACCACACTACTATCAAGGGTGAAAAGTGGGCGATTGTTGTTGGGTTATATGAAGGCAAGCCATACGAACTAATGGGTGGTCGTTCTGATTTGATCGAGATCCCAAGAAGTAGAGTTACAGGATTTTTGGTTAAACACCGATTTAAGACAAAAAACTCTGTTTATGACTTGCGCATCGGAACGAATGGTGATACAGTTATCGTGAAGGACCTAGTAAAGACCTTTGATAACCCAAACCACAGTGCTTTCACTCGTATGATCTCACTTGGTTTACGTCACGGAGCAAACATACAATATGTTGTAGAGCAGTTACAGAAAGACAAGGACTCAGATATGTTCTCGTTTTCAAGATGTATCGCTCGTATATTGAAGAACTACATTCCTGATGGACAGGAAGCAACAGAGAAGACTTGTCCTGAATGTGGTGAAGATGGTTTGGTTTATGTTGAAGGTTGTGTAACTTGCACCTCTTGCGGTTTTGCAAAGTGCGGATAGGAGATAAAATGAACTTTGTACCAGTAAACAATTACCTATACATTAGGACAATAGATGAAGAAGACGACAACACAGGAATCTTGCTTCCACAAGATTATCGATCAGTGGAATCACCACACGCAGTTGCCGAGTTATTGCAAACTCACACAACTACTAATAATGTAATGTGGGCTCGCGGTATTCATTTGGTTGTTGAGGCACATATGTTGAAGGACATACAATATAACGGAGATACTTTTACGGTTGTTAAGGAAAACCACGTAATAGGGATTTTATCCGATTAAACAACTATTTAAGTTGTTGAGTAAAATAGAAACTTAACAGAACATCCTAGGATTAATAAAATGAAGCTTATAATGGAAAACTGGCGCAAGCTACTTAAAGAAGAGATTGAACCTGTTAGCGACAAACGCGCGCAGATGGCGGCTGCCCACGGCCGGCCCATGGGAGTCTATAATTCTGGACTTAGCCCAGAAGTTAAGGAGGGCACAGAACTTTATTGGTATGAGACTGCTGATGGCGAACATGTGCCTGTAGAAGATCCCCGGTTCGCCGGCCCCGATACAAAGAAGGTTTCTGGCGTTGTTGTTAGAATTGACCCAGGATCACCGTCCGAAGATTACGATTCGACGAACCTCGCTGGCTGGTTCCCCGGGCCATATGTGCTAATAAAGGTTCCAGGCGGTACTATGGAAGTAAACAGAGAGTGGTGGGACTCGATATTTATAAAATGAAGTTAACAAAAGCAAGATTGCGACAGATTATCAAAGAAGAGATCAGCGCATTTCATATCGAACCGCGTCCTCCGGTCACTGAGGCTTACCCCGACGATGCCGAAGCCGGACTCGACTCCATCGGTCATGGCTTCATTAAACGCGACGACCCCAGGCTGGGGCTACTTGATAATGCAGTTGAATATTTCTCTGACAACATATATCAGCCTCCTACCGATATTAATGTAGAAGAGTTTAGATACTATTACAACATATATCAAAAACTGCGAGGCTTCCTTGAAGGGCGCCGCGGCCGCAGATTCGCCTCCAGGCTAGACAGGGGAATCAGATCACAGTTAAGAGCAATACAAACAGCTTATGATAAGCAGCTCTTAGACCTCGACGTTCTCGATGAGATTTAAACAAAAGGATTAATAAAATGAAACTTACAAAAGCAAGATTGCGACAGATCATCAAAGAAGAAATCAGCGCATTACAGAACGAATCTGCCCCGGCAGGGCGCCCACACAAGGTTCGTATGAGTAGTGATGGACGCGTCCTTATTATTAAGGACGCTGATCACCCTAGTTCTTATGCCGAGCCAGCCCCGGTTACTTTAGAAAAGTTATATGCTGATCTTAATCCTGGGGAAGAAGAGTGGATAAGTGACGAGGATCTACAAGCGAATATGGAACTAGATAGGGCCTAAGAAAATGAAACTCACCAAAGCAAGATTAAAGCAGATTATTAAAGAAGAGATCGACTTTCGAGGATCCGGTCTGGAGTTTGATACTTCCGTAGACCCAATGTTGGATTTGGGAGCCGCGCTTGAAGAGGCTATAAAGAAAGCACAGACTGCCGTAGGGTCAAGCAAAGATAGTTATAAAAAACGATTAGCAAGTAAAATCGCAGACACACTTTACTCTCTAATAGAGGATATCAACGAGATATAAAATGAAACTAACAAAAACAAAGCTAAAGCAGATCATCAAAGAAGAAATAGACAGCATACGGGAAGACCGTGATGCCGCAGCCACTGAATATGAGTTATACGCAAGTCTACAGGCAATCTCGAAAGATCTACAACAGTTCAAAGACGATCTAGATTTTTCTATGGGATTGACGGCTGGTTCACCGAGAACATTACAGATCTCGGAAAAAGTATATGAAATGATAAGAAAGGGCGCCTACGCGATGGAGTTAGCCAGGAACGCACTCGCACAGGAGATCGGACAAGACCCGCATCCTGAACTAGCATCAGTAAGACAAGAGGATTAACAAAATGAAGCTAACAAAAGCAAAGCTTAAGCAGATCATCAAGGAAGAAATTGGCATGTTAGAGCAAGCAGGCCAAAAGCGCGGGGAATTCAAGGTTTCCGAAGTGATGGGCGACGGTTTCTGGGCCGAGAACCAACTTGGGGTAGCCATCGAGGAAGCGATAAAATTGGCCGTTACAGCAGCCAGGACAGATGTTGAAGACATATTAGTAAGCGCTCACGAAGCATTACACCCCGGATCCGGGCGGATCCGGGGTGTAATAAATAAGGATATAAAATGAAACTCACTAAAGCAAAACTACAAGAGATCATTAAAAAAGAGATCAATGAAATACGTGGTTTTCCTGTAATGTCGGCAGACGAGATGGGGATGAATTCTGGTAAAAGCTTTGAGGAGCTTTATGGTTCTATTATGAGTGCTATAACAGACCTTCAAAGTTATGCTAAGGGACCAGAACAAACAGAGTTGTTAAAAGATGCCCACACCGCAGTTCAGCGTGTAGTGATGGCGATACAAGCATCTCGCGAAGAACCATACGGCGCCGCCGAACTCCCGGCCTGATCAAATAATCGCTTGACTTAACCAAGCATCAATAAAACAAGAGGATTAACAAAATGAAGCTTACAAAAGCAAAACTACAAGAGATGGTTGAAGAAGAGCTTGGAAGCCTTCGTGAAATCGGGTGGGACGGCAAGCCCGATGATGACCCGATAAGATGGGCAGAGCAGAATATGTCCAAAAAATGGCTAAAATGGGCGCGCGAACGCAACTTTCAAAAAGAAGCAGAGAAAGCCCTGGCGGCATCTATAAACAGATCCGCAGCCATCACGAAGCACGCCCTGAAATGGAAGGCGTACCCAAAGACTAGTAGAATGCTTGAAAAAGAAAGATTGCGCCGCAGCGGGATTGTTGAGGAAGTGCAAAGCTTAAAAGATGACCTTGCAGAAGCGGTGTTAGAGGATATTCATACCGAGGAAGGGTTTAACAGATTTATAGATCTCGTCGGTCAGGTAGCGAGAACCACCGCCCGCGCCGCCGAATCGATGTCGCGACTCGATCCGGGTATAACAAAATATGAAAGAACACAATCCGGCATCAGGCGCTTCGGGCCAAAGGCGAATCGTAGACGCGAATAATAATCGCTTGACTTAACCAAGCATCAATAAAACAAGAGGATTAACAAAATGAAACTAACAAAA